TATAGATGATACACAGACTGCTAACTGGACATCAATTACCACAACACAAGACCCAACTTGGACACCCATTAACACATTAGGTTAAAAACATGACAACAGCATATACATCACTTTTAGGATTAGCCCTACCCGTTGACGGAGAACTTACGGGTACTTGGGGACAAGTAGTTAACGACAGTATCACCTCTCTTCTTGATACAGCTATTGCAGGTACTAAAACAGCTGATGTAACATCAAGTAACTGGACATTAACCGATATTGACGGTGCAGATTCTGGAACAGCAAGAGCGGCTGTGCTAATCCCTACAGGAACTAACGGCGCTACAACTCGCTCAATTCTTGCACCCAACCAAAGTAAAATTTATGTTGTTATTAATCAAGCCACAGGCTCAGTTGTTGTTAAAGGTGTTACTGGTCCCACAACAGGTGTAACGATTACAGCAGGCTCTCAAGCCATTGTAGCTTGGAACGGTAGTGATTTTGTTAATTTAACCCCTGCTGTGACTGGATACCTACCAACCACTGGCGGTACGATGACGGGTGCAATTACGTTTGCGGCTGGTCAAACTGTTGATGGAACGAACGGAATAGGTTATATCAATATCCCTCAAAACAGCCAATCAGCGGCGTACACGCTTGTTGCTGCGGATGCGGGAAAGCATATTTTCCACCCTTCAACTGATGCTAATGCACGGACATTTACTATTCCCGCTAATAGCTCAGTAGCGTATCCAATTGGCACAGCAATTTCGTTTGTTAATATGACTTCTCAAGTCGTCAGTATCGCAATCACAACAGACACGATGTATTTAGCTGGTACAGGCACAACAGGTACGCGCTCACTTGCTCAGTACGGTACAGCAACAGCACTTAAAATAACATCGACAACTTGGATTATTTCTGGTGCGGGGTTGACCTAATGAGTGGGATTCATCAAATGTTAACGGGCGGGACTTATAAACCGGCAGCGCCAACTGTTATTGGACAAGCGTTTGGTGGTGGTTTTTATGCAGGGAAAATTGCAGTAGGTGGTGGAGGTGTTGCTACACATTATCTAATCGTTGCCCCTAAAGCATCTGGCGAAAGTTCAGGTAGAACATGGGGCGTTTCTGGTACGACAACGGGAATAACATCTGTAATTGATGGACCAACAAACTCTGCGTCATTAGCTGCGTTAGGCGCATCATATCAAGCTGCCGTATTTGCTGAAGGATTAACTATTGGCGGATATAGCGATTGGTATCTACCTGCTAAAAACGAGCTAGAAGTGCTTTATTACTTCTTAAAACCCGCGGGGGGCACTAATACTACTACAGTAGGTTCGAACGCTAACGCAGTATCACCAGAACCGATAAGCACTAATTATACTAGCGGCTCACCTGCTCAAACAACTGCTACAGGTACAAATGGCTTTAGAACTGGTGAGGCTAATGCGTTTGACACTACTTCTGCCTATTGGTCGTCTACTGAAGCTAGTTCTACCAACGCGTGGTTTCAGGACTTCATTAGTGGTACTCAAGTCAGTAATATTAAGACCGCTAGTTTCTACGTCAGAGCTGTACGCAGAATACCCGTATAACAAAATAGGATAAAATCATGTACATACAACTAACAAACATTGACGCAGACACAGGTATTCTTTGCACAGAAGAACCAATGCGAACAGGTCCAGCACTTCCAAATGTAAAGGTATTTCAGTTTATCTTTCAAAACGAATCTGACTTCCCTATTGCTTCAAATGCTGATGGTTCACTCAGTAAGCCGCCATTAATTTGGGGAACGTGCGATGATGACGCAGATACAAACCTTGTAGGCGTTTTAAAAGTGTTGTCACAAGTTGAATTTGATGCAGACAAACAAGCAGAGCATCAAGCTAGAAAGCCATACCCTTCATGGATTGGTGACATTGATACAATGTCATGGCAATCTCCTGTACCGTATCCACAAGATGATAAACAGTATTACTGGGACGAACCAACAGTATCTTGGGTTGAGGTGACAAATGCCTGACGAAGCCTGCCGATTAGCTAAAGTAGAGCAACGAATTGAAAACCTCGAAGAAATATTTGAAGATCGCGGTAAAAAACTCGATGCCATAATTGCCACTCTTGAAGAAATGAAGAACGAGCAAACACGCTATAAAGGGTTCATTGGCGGTATTGTCTTCACCATTGGCGCATTGTTTTCGTTTATTGCTTGGTGGACAAGTAAATAATGGAATTCCTACAGTTTGCAACGGATGTAGGTTTCCCCATTGCTGCTGCTTGCGTGGGAATGTACTTTGTATTTCTGACGATTAAATTTTTGCTTGATAGCGTACTTGAAAAGATTAAAAGCCTTATTGGTATCATCAAGCAACTTGATAAGCGTGTCACGGCTATGTCAGAAGATATTGTAAAAATAGATGTACTCATGACAGAAACGCTTGATATGCCTATTGAGAAAGAAAAAGTGGCACGTTTTAATAACCCGCAAGAAAAGAGAATTGATTAATGGATGTTGACGCATTAGCTAAATATATCAACCAATATGGATTCCCCATTATTGCATCGGGAAGCATGGGTTACATTGTCTATTTCGTTTGGCTTTGGGCAACATCGATTGTTAAGCCAATCCTTACTGAAACCACAGACGCGCTAATTGAGCTAATAGACCAAATACGCCTGCTTGATAACGACATGATTCGCTTAACACAAAAACTGATAACGGTACTTTCTATGAGATCGAGAAAATGAAAACAGGCGAACGCGGTTTAAAATTAATTAAAGAATTTGAGGGTTGCAAGCTCAAGGCGTACCAATGCCCAGCGGGTGTTTGGACTATTGGCATTGGCTCAACACATTATGGTGATGGCACACCAGTTACTAAAAATAGAACGTTGCCTAATGAAGGGGCGGCAATGGCTTTATTGGCTGCAACAATTGGGCAATATGAAAAAGCGGTTAATGCAACAGGCGTTGAATTAACACAAAATGAATATGATGCACTTGTTTGCTTATGCTACAACATTGGCGCAGGTAACTTTTTTAAATCAACGCTTGTTAAAATGCTTAAAGCCGGTGACGACAAGGCAGAAATAGCAAAACAGTTTTTGCGTTGGGATAAAGCAGGGGGTAAACCGCTTGCTGGTCTTACACGACGACGCAACGCTGAAGCAGAATTGTTTTTAAGCAAATAATTAAAAAGCCGCTTATTCAGCGGCTTTGTTTTTTGATACCCATTTTTGATAGGCTTCTTCAGGTGTTAAGCCAGAGCAAACAGCCGTTGTTTGTGTGTAACATAACCAAATTCTGCCTATCTTTTTAAGTCGTGGTTTCATGCACTGCGTTCACTTATAAACACGGGTTGCATGGGATTGTCTGCAAGCCATTTTAATTTTATTAAATAATCGCGCATGGCTTGATAACGCAAGCCGCCTGATGGTTTACCGCTTTTAAATTCATACATTAAACGCCCTCTTTTTCTTTTAACTTGTCAAAATACCACTGCGCCTTTTTTAAATCCTCGGCACCGTTTTTTTGCCTATAACGCCACTGATATTTTAATATGTTTCCGCGTAAAAATCCGATAAATTCTTCTTTTGTTAGCATTGATTCGATTGCATCGATACATTCAACAGAACCGTTAGTATAGTGGCTTGGTGAATTTACTGGGTCGCTTGTTTTAATCTGTGCGCCTGCATTAACTCGTTCTTTCTGCTTGTTTAAATGCTTAATGACGTTATCCAATCGAACAGGTGAACATTCAACAGGTGGCGGCAATTCTTCATAGCTTGTCAACGTGTACAAATACGCATTGTCTATTCTATCAACAGATTTATGCACAATGCCTTCTTTGATTAACTTTTGAACCTTAAATTCCACTTGATGTTGCTTTAAATCTGTTAGCTCGGTTATTTCGCGCATTGTCATGCCTTGACGATTTCCGCGCTGGAGAATTTGCTGGATCATTTTTTAATCTCATTAAGTTGATAAGGATGGCAGGTTAGATTCCATCTGCCTGCAAACTGCAAATTTTTAAACGCAAAATCCTGTCTAACTGCCGCGCTTTCACACGAAGCCTTATCTGCAAATTCGATTGTTGATTGTGTAAGCTCACCGTGAGTTGTTACAGCGATAATTAAAATATAGGCTGTTGTTGCGATCATTTCCCTGTACTCCCAAAACCACCAACACCGCGCTCAGTCACTGCGCTAAATTCCTCAACTTCTTCAAATATTGGACGCAATACAGGCACAAAAAACATTTGAGCAATGCGTTCGTTAGGTTGAATTCGATAACTATCACCATGTGTCATGCGCAACTTAACCATAATTTCGCCTTGATAATCACTGTCAATTACGCCAACCGTGTTCATCAAACCAACGCCATAATTAAAACCCAGCCCACTGCGTGGTACAATCAAACCAACAACAGACTTATCAGCAATATGGATTGAAATGCCTGTAGGAATTAGCACGGGCGTTTCTGGTGTTAAAAGCATGGTTTCTTCAATACAAGCGCATAAATCAATAGCGGCTGCGCCTTCGGTTTGAAATTGCGGAATAATTGCGTTTCGTCTTACTTTTTTTATCTGCATAATGTCATCTCCTATCTATTTAAATTAAAAAACTGTTCTGCAAAACTTTGCGGACACAGCGAGCGAAAACTCATATCGTCATGAACCAAATCTGCAAACTTTAAAAATTCTGGTATGTCGTATAATGCTGACTTATGCAAAAAAGCCAAAGACGGTTTACCTCTATTTGGTCTAACATATAATTTTTCATTTTTTTCTACGGTATCCCAAGTATATAGTTTTGCAGGAGCATTAAAATTTCCCCATAATGCTGTTTTTTTAGTCCAAGGTGAGCCGTATTCATACGGTTGATAAACTAATTTTGGCGCACCTAAAAACTCTTTAAGTCTACCCGTTGCAGGGTTTTCTATTGTCCAAAAAGTTGGATTACACTGTTTTATAATTCTAAGGCAGTGGTTTACTAAAAACATTCCTTCTTCAACATCGCCATCGCCTAAGTTATTTGCCCATTTAGCAAAAGAAAACTCGGTACACACAGGGTTAGCAATTACACCATAGACATTTTCTGGCGGATTATAATTTTCAACACCTATATCTTTCCCTATTTTGATAACTTCATAATCATCGTGATTAGCATAAAACCAACTGTCAGAGCCAATATCCGCGCAAAGGTGCAAAATTATTTTTTTTAGCACAGCGTCATCTCCCAACGTTTAGGCACTAAATAGTGCGTTCTTAGAAATTCCATAAAGTGCTGATTACGTCGTCTGCCCATTGGGCGTTTAGGTTTGCTTCTGGTTTCTTCGTCACGTTGTTTTTTAGCCATCAATTTAGCGCAGTTTGCTTCCAGTAAACTTTTACGAAAATACGCGCGAGAGTATCCATTTTCTATTCGACGAATAAACGGTTCTCCGCGCATGAGCGCTGACACGCTAGGGTAGCGCAAATCGTTTTCATCACAGAAGTCAATCATGGTCATCTCATCTTCGCCTGCTTTAATAACCTTGATGTTACTAATGCTTAGGTTGCACGGGTTGCCGTCTAAATACTCTACTGCGTCAGTATGCTTCGGATACCATCCATAAGCTAAAAACACGGCAATCTTCCACGCTAGAAAGTAGGAGTGCATACCGCTTTTCTTGACGTTAATGGTGGCGTTTTTGTTTTTCCAGTTAAGTGCGGCAGGCGTGTTTGCGCCGCCTTTGAAGAAGTGTCCGGTGTTACTGTTGTATCGTATCGCGCTTCTTATAATTTCTAACTCGTTATCTTTCATTTCCACTTACCACGTCAAAAAATCGTAATCTGTCGTCCATCGTCAAGTTGTTTAGCGCTTTGTATAGCTTGCGCGTTTCGCCGTTGTGCTGACGTACCAAGCGCCGGCATCTAGCACGAAAGCGTTGCTCGTTAAGCTCGTTAATTAAGCCAAGCGTAAACACTTCGCTAGTAAATCTGTCTTTTAAAAAAGGGCTAAGCCCTATAAATATTTGTGAAATGTTCATCTTTGGTGCCGTATATCGTTAAAAATGGGTCTTCGATCTTTGCAGCGGTCACACTCGCGGTAACCAAGGCTATTATATACGCGCCAATGGTCATGCTTACAGTCTGTTGCCGTTGGCGCGGGTGTTACTGGAGATACAGGTTTAACTAATGACATA